TGTGGAAATAGTTGTCAAGTAAATAGTGGAAATACTTGTGGCTGCAGTAATAGTGGATGTACTGGTGGATGTTCTGGTAACTGCACCGGTAGTTGTTCTGGTAGTTGTGATAGCAGTTGTAGTGGTGGCTGTCAAGGCAGTTGTAAAACATCTTGCGATGTAGGATGTTCTTCTCAAGAACAATTAGATAATATAACTGAATTAGATAGAATTGTTCGAGCCCCTAATATTCAAAATATCTTCAAATTTATTATATACGAAGCAGAAAAACGCAGAAATAAAAAAATTCCTACTTCTTATAAAACTACAATTAACAATTTAAAAGGTTGGACACAAGACCAAGAAGATAGTCTTATGTTATTATATTATAATATACCTCGTATATTTGAAAGAACTTTTAAAAATATTCTTGAACAACCTTTAAGCAATATACAATCTGGCTCTTTAAATCCTAATGATAATTTTGCTCCCTATTTCCCTGAAATAGATGAAATACAAACATTTAGAATGACCCGAAGTAACAATCCAAGTTATAATGATACTTGGCTGCAATGGTATAGAGGTCCTGGTGGCAATTTAGACACTAGACCTGGTTTCGGCAGTGATTTTTATTTACCACCACTAGGGAGTTGGTTATTAGGCGCTTTATTTGGTACTGGTGAAGAATATCTTGAAAACTTAAATAAGCATCATCCAAGTGGCACAGATAATCCTTATTACCCTAATGATTCAAGTGCAGTAATTGAAAAAGTAGAAGAAGAAGAACCACCAGAAGAACCTCCAGTAGAAGAAGAACCCGGTATTGACAATTCTGAAGGATTTAAATACTATACTGATAGATTCTCTGCACAAGAATGGGTAGATAAAGCAATGGCTTTATATAATGAAATAATTCCTCATTATGATGCAAGATAATTGACTTTTCTAAAAAAATATGATATTATTAAAATAAAAAAGGATAATATTATATGAATGTAATTTATGAATATGATAAAGATACAAGAAAAGCAAGTTGTATCATTGAAGACAAAAATATAATTGGTGTTGGTAACGCGGCTTGTCATCCAACAGACGAAGATATAGCAAGCGAGCGCACTGGTTTATGTATTGCTGAAGATAGAGCAAAAATACATTTTCTTCAAAATAAAAAAGAAGCAAAATTAAAACCTGCGCTCGCCGCTTTAAATCACCTATATGCTACAATGAGTCATAGTAAACAATTTAATGAACATTCTTATGAGGCAAAGCGTATAAGAAAAGAAATTAAAAATTTACAAAAAGAAATTAATCAAGCAAATTGTTCTATTGAACTAATTCGCGCGAGATTAAAAGATTATATTGACACAAAAGATAAAATGGCAAGAATGTATAGAGTGAAAAATAAAATCAAGGAGAATACGGAGAAAAATGGCACAGAAAATGTATGATGTCCCCGCAGAAAAAATGGATAATCTGCGCGATTGTTTTTATAATGTTGAATCTTTTAAAAGTATTATGACTGAATTAATCAGAACTAATACTAATACTGAATTATACCCTATGTATGATGAATTTAGAAAACATTATAAAGAAGCCTTGTTAGAATATGATAAGGCTAAAATTGATTTTGAATTTGATTATGTAAAAATGCTACATCCCGATGCTATTGCTTGGGACGCAACTTTTGGAGATAATAAAGTATTAATTACTTATCCTTAATTTATAACCCCTACTTTTAAAGTAGGGGTTATTTCTTTTTATTGGGTATATTAGATTAATTAATTATTTATTTTTTTCTTATTTTATAAGAAAATATTAGGGAGGGGTAAAATTGATACAATTTATCTCCGGCATCTTGTTTGCTCAATTTGCTCTACCAATTCTAGATTCTTTTGGAAGTTTAATATTAACTTGGATAGAATCTTTAAAAGGTAATAGTTCAATCAAAATCGCAGAATATAATAAAAAAGTTTTATCACTAGATGATGAATCTCCTAAATCTGTGATTGGTTTTAGATTACCTGACTCTTATGAAAATGAGGATGAAAATGATGAAGATTAAATTTTATGATACTAGTAGTCTTTTATTAAAAGCAGATAATTTATTTGATAAAAATGAAAAATTTGCTATATCATCAATTACATTAAATGAATTAGAATATATTAAAAATGCTTCTAATAAAGACCCAGATATCAAATACACAGCAAGACAATTAATTAACACTTTAGAATCTCATTATGGTTCTTATGATATAGTTATTTACAAAGAATCATATAATAATTATATAAATACATATAATATTAATAATGATTTAAAAATTTTGGCTTGTTGTTGTGAATATAGAAAAAATCATCCAATAAACGATATAATCTTTATAACTAATGATTTATGTTTAAAACATTTAGCGCATATTTATTTTGGTAATAATGTAAGTTCTGTGTCTAATGAATTAGACCCTTATTGCGGTTATAAAGAAATTTATATGAGTGATGAAGAATTAACTAATTTTTATCAAGACTTTAATCAAAATAATTACGATTTAAAAATAAATGAATATTTAATAATATATAATGAAGACCACGAAGTTGTAGACTCTCTATGCTGGACTGGTGAAAATTATCGTAAATTAACATTTGGTAATTTTGACAGTGATTATTTTGGTAAAGTTAAGCCTTTAAAAAATGACATATATCAATCTTTAACAGCAGATAGTTTTTTAAATAATAAAATTACAATGGTAAAAGGACCGGCCGGGTCAGGCAAAACATTTTTATCTATGGCTTTCTTATTACATCAATTGCAAAAGAATAAAATAGATAAAATTATTGTATTTTGTAATACTGTTGCAACTAAAAATTCAGCAAAACTTGGATTCTATCCAGGAACTAAAGATGAAAAACTATTAGATTCACAAATTGGCAATCTTTTAAGTAGTAAAATGGGTGGCCGCATTATAGTTGAACAAATGATTAAAGAAGAAAAATTAATTCTTTTACCTATGTCTGATATTAGAGGATATGATACCTCTGGAATGCGCGCCGGCATTTATATTAGTGAAGCGCAAAATTTAGATATTGAATTAATGAAATTAGCATTATAGCGAATTGGCAATGATAGTATTTGTATAATCGATGGAGACTGCAAAGCGCAAGTTGATGATATCGCATTTGCAGGAAGCAGAAATGGTATGCGCCGTGTATCAAAAGTGTTCAGAGGACACGATATATATGGCGAAATAGATTTAAGAAAAATACATCGTTCTCAAATTGCAGAAATTGCTGAAAAATTATAAAAAAGGAGGTTATTAAAATGTATAAATCCACTTTAGTAGCCTTGGGCGAAGAAGGTTATTTGGAAAAAAAATCCAATAGTCAATTAGATGATAAAACTGCCAACGCAGGCAGAAATAATTGGACTAAATATGCTAGAGATTTAGATGCTCTTGGAGATTTTTATAATGGAAGAAAAAATGGTTATGACTGGTGCGATACTTTTGTTGATTGGTGCTTTATAAAAGCATATGGAAGAGAATTAGGACAAAAACTATTAGTCCAACCTAATAGAAGCACTGGCGCAGGATGTACTTATTCAATGCGCTTTTATAAAAATAAAGGACAATTCCATCTTCAAAATCCGAAAGAGGGAGATTAGATATTCTTTGGCAAAAGTCGTGGAGCAAATGAATCTTCTCATACTGGGTTAGTTTATAAAGTTGATTCAAATTATGTCTACACAATTGAAGGAAATACTTCAGGCGCTTCTGGAGTAATTTCTAATGGTGGAGGCGTATGCCGCAAAAAGTATTCTTTAAATTCTAATTATATTGTAGGTTATGGTAGACCTGATTATTCATTAGTCAATGATAATGGCGAGGATGAAGAAGAAATGACACAAGAAAAATTTAATGAAATGATGAACGAATATTTAAAAACCATTGCATTACAATAGCCAAGTTCTTGGTCTGTTAAAGAGCGTGCTTGGGTAGATAGTAAAAAACTTATCAATGGTGATAGTAGTGGCAATAAAATGTGGAAAAAATTTGTTACTAGAGAAGAATTAGCCGCTATTTTATATCGTTTATTTAATGCAAGATGAAAAAGAAAAAAGAATTTTCAAAAACCTTACTAAATCAAGAATCTGCTTTAATATGGATTACTACTATATTATTAATCTTATTGGCTTTTTATTGCGTTTCTCTTGGTTATGTAGGTGATTTACCTTGGATTGCCGCGATGATTGGATTTCCTTGGTCGGCTTATGGAGTAAGTCAAGTCTGGTACTATAAAAAATCTACTATTGAAAATCAAGTAGGCGGCATAAAATATGAAACAGTTTTAAAAGAACTAGATGAAGCCGCAGATAAATATTATAATAATTAGAATACTGAAGAAAAAATAGAAGAAAATAATTGTGAAATGATAGACCCCTTCGGGCCAATATAAAAAAAAATGGACTTAACTAACAATAGTTAAGTCCATTTTTTTGATTTTTATAAAAAAATATGTTATAATATTTATATAAAAATATAGAAAGGAGATTAATATGTCAGACTATGGTGTAAAAGATATAAAAACACTTGAAGGCATTGAGGCAATTAGACTTCGCGCGGGTATGTATATCGGCTCAGTTGGACCTGATGGTGTTAGACATATTACTCTTGAAATTATTTCAAATGCTGTTGATGAATATCTAAATGGACATTGTAATAATTGTTCTATCTGTGTTGATAATGATAATGTAATTACTATTTGCGATAATGGTCGTGGTGTTCCTTTTGGTAAAGCAGAAGACGGCAGTGAAACTTTAGTAAATGTTTATACTAAACTTCATACTGGTGCTAAATTTGATAGTGATGGTAAAACTGGATATAATACGTCTGGTGGTATGAATGGTGTAGGCGCGAAAGCAACTAATGCTTTATCTGAATTTTTTATTGTTGAATCAATAAGAGATAATAAAAGTGCTTGTGCTAAGTTTGAACGTGGAAAATTAAAGTCTTATAAAGAAACTCCTTTTTTACGAGCGCCAACAGGCACACAAGTTCAATTTAAACCCGATAGTACAATTTTTAAAGAAGGAATTGAATTAGATTATGATGCTTTAAAAAAGCAGATTCAAGAACTTGCTTATTTATCTCCTGGAATGGTATTTAATCTTAGATATAAAAATAAAGAAGAAGAAACTATTACTTCTCAAAATGGTATTAAAGATTATATCAAAGATTTAAATAATAAAAGAAATACTCTTACTTCTGTATTCTATACAGAAAGTATGGAAGATAGAATTGGTGTTAAATTAGCAATGCAGTATAATGATACTTATACTGATACTTACAAATTATATACTAATTCCATTCCTAATAGCGCAGGAACTCATTTAACTGGTTTTAGAACTGCGCTGACGCAATCTGTTAATAAATATGCTAAGGAACAGAAGTTATTAAAGGATAAAGATGCTAATCTTACTGGTGAAGAATTAAAAGAAGGGCTTGTGCTTGTTCTTTCTTTCATTATGCCTGACCCTGTTTTCTCTGGACAGACGAAAGATGTTCTTTCTAGTAGTGAAGCAAGAACTATTGTTCAAAGACTAGTTTCAAAAGAAATTGAAACTTGGTTAAACGCTAATCCAAAAGATGCAAAAGCAATTGTTGAAAAGGCTATGCTTGCTCGAGCCGCAAGAGAAAAGGCTAAAAAGGCAAAAGAAACTGTCCGTAAGGCAGATACTAAAAAGAGAGTTCTTTTACCTGAAACTCTTGCTGATGCCAATAGTAAAAATAGACATGAATGTGAAGTATTTATCGTAGAAGGAGAATCTGCGGCTGGCACTGCCAAGGAAGCAAGAGACCGAAACACGCAAGCAGTATTCCAACTTCGTGGTAAAATGTTAAATGTTCTTAAAGTTGATTTACATAAGGCTTTACAGAATAAAGAAATCAATGGTCTTATTTCTGCTTTTGGATTGGAAATTAAAGATGGTAAAGTTATTGTAGATGAAACTAAACTTCGTTATGGTAAAATGATTATTACTGCTGATGCTGATGTTGATGGTAGCCATATTCGTATTTTGTTCTTAACTTTCATTTGGAAGTTCTGTCCTGAACTACTTCAAAAGGGTTATATCTACGCCGCAGTTCCTCCACTTTATAAAGCAACTATGGGAACTAAAATTCAATATATTAAAGATGATGCTGCGCTTGAAACATTCCGTAAGTCTGGTAAAAAGTTTGACCTTGGCCGTATGAAAGGTCTAGGTGAAATGGATACTGATGAACTTGCCGAAACTGTTATGGATAAGTCTGCTCGAACCTTAAAGCAGATTACTGTTGAAGATGGTGCGGCTGCCGCAAAGGTATTTATGAACCTTATGGGCGAATCTGTTGACCCACGTAAGAAGTTTATTGAAGCAAATGCTTGGAGGGCGAATGTTGATGTCTGATAGAATTATATTTGAAACTCCAAAAGATGGAATTCGAAATGATGATATTATTTTCATTGAGATAACAGAAAATTGTAATATAGAAACTGCAGGAGATATTTATGATTCTTTTTGTAAAATTTATCCAAAAGCAAAAGTAAATCTATTATCTCCTGATTTAATAAAATCTATTCGATTCTTCCATAATAATGATAATATTGGATATAATCCAGAATTACCATTTTAAATAAAATTTGACAAACTAAAAATTTTTTACTACAATTATATAAGGAGTTAAGTATAAGTATAATATTTATTATATTTATATTATATTATTATATGATTATATATACTGATGGAAGTGCTCATCCTAATCCTGGTCCAGGAGGATTTGGAGTAGTAGTTTGTGATAATAATAATAATATTATTACTACTTATGCTAAACAAACTAATAATACTACTAATAATAGAGAAGAAATTAAAGCAATTCTTTGGGCTTTACTTAATTATGGTAAGTATGATGAAGAAGTAATAGTTTATAGTGATTCTAATTATTGCGTTCAAACTTTTACTAATTGGATGTTTAGTTGGGCACGTAATGGATGGATTAAATCTGATAAAAAAATTCCCGAAAATTTAGATTTAATTCAAGCCTATTATGATGCTTTAAATGCTGGATATAAGATTAACTTAAAGAAAGTAAAAGGCCACGCAGGTAATAAATATAATGAACTTGCTGATGGCCTTGCTACTGGAAAGGTGAAACCTCAAAATGGATAATATTATTCAAACTCCTATTGTGGGAGAGGTAGAACAAAGTTTCCTTGATTATAGTTTGAGCGTTATTACTGACCGAGCCATCCCTTCTGCGGAGGATGGCTTAAAGCCAGTTGCTCGAAGAATCCTTTGGGATATGTTTGACAAAGGATATATGAATAATAAAAAGTTCGTCAAATGCGCGCAGCCGGTTGGCGATACAATGGGTCGATTCCATCCGCACGGTGATAGTTCTATCTATGGTGCGCTCGTTTGGCTTTCTCAGCCTTGGAATATGCGTTATCCGCTGATTTCATTCCACGGCAATAATGGTAGTCGTGATGGCGATAGTCCTGCGGCTTATAGATATACAGAATGTAAGTTATCTCCTCTTGGAGAAGAGATGCTTGCTGATATTAAAAAGGATACAGTAGATTGGCAGTTGGCATACACAGATGAAGAAAATGAACCCGTCTATTTACCCGGTCGTATTCCTAATTTACTTGTTAATGGTACTACCGGTATTGCTGTCGCTATGGCTTGCTCTTTTGCTCCGCATAATCTAAATGAGATTATGGATGCGGTCATTTATGCTCTTAACAATCCTAACTACGAAACAAAAGATTTATTAAGTTTTGTAAAAGGACCTGACTTTCCCACCGGCGGACTAATTGTAAATAAAGATGAGTTAGCAACGGCTTATCTCACAGGTAAGGGAAGAGCAAGAATCAGAGGCGAATATGTTATTGAATCAGATAAAAGTGGAAAAGATAGTATAGTATTTACAAGTATTCCCTATAAAGTGTCGAAAAGCACTCTTATCACAGATATTGATAAGTTATGCGAAGAAGGCAAAATCCAAGGAATTGCGTCCATTCGAGATGAAAGTAATCGTCAGGGCGTACGCTTCGTGGTCGAATTGTCTAAGGGTTTTAGCGCTGAACCAATCATTGCGGCCCTTTTTAAGTACTCACGACTGGAAGACACTTACTCATTTAATCAGGTCGCCCTTATTAATAAAACCCCTAAATTATTAAATTTAGGCCAGATGGTAGAAGCATATATCGCTCACCAGCAAGATGTATTAGTTCGTAAATGTGAATATGAAGCAAATAAAATTCGTGCGCGTATCCATATTTTGGAAGGACTTTTAATTGCGCTTGCTGATATTGATAATGTTATTAAACTTATCAAAGAGAGTGAGAGTGCGGCGACCGCAAAAGTTAAATTAATGGAAAAATATAAACTTACTGAAATTCAAGCCAAAGCAATTTTGGATATGAAATTAAGTAAGTTAGCAAAACTAGAAAAATTAGAAATTGAAGAAGAACTTAAAAAACTTCAAATCGAATTAAATAGACTTCTTGATATCATTACTAATCCTATTCCTGAAATGAATAAGATTTTTAAAGAAATCAAGACTAAATATGGTGATGAAAGACGCACTACAATTACACAAGTTGCTACAACAAAAGAAGAAAAAGAAATTGAATTTGTTGAGCCTGAAAAATGTGTAGTTATTATGAGTGAAGGCGGTTTAATCAAACGTATCCCTGCTTCAAGTTTCCGTGTCCAAAAGCGTAATGGAAAAGGGGTGAAAACACAAGATGATATCATCAGTGCTACTATTCGTACTAATACTGTCGATTCCCTTATGGTGTTTACTAATTTAGGAAAAATGTACAGGCTCTTGGTAAATGATATACCAGAAGGCACCAATGCAACGAAGGGACAATCTATAAAATCCCTTGTTGCTATGGATGTCAACGAAGAAGCACAAATCATCTATTCTATTTATCGTGATACTACGGCTAAATATGTGTTGTTCACTACAAAAAATGGTCTTATTAAAAAAACTGCGCTTGATGAATATACTAAAACTAAAAAGAAATCTGGTATTGCGGCAATTACTTTAAAAGAAGGCGACGCATTAGCAACTGTTAGTTTAGTAAATAATGAAGATATCATACTATTAACTAATAATGGTATGGGAATTAGATTTAATTCTATGGAAGTTGCTCCTACTTCAAGAACGACTTCTGGAATTAAAGGAATTAATTTATCAGAAAATGATTATATTGTATCGTCTTTAACTATTAAAGATAATACTGATGATATTGCAATATTTGCTAGAAATGGTTTAAGTAAAAGAATTAAATTAAGTGAATTACCTATCCAAAAGCGAGCAGGTAAAGGATTAATTTGTTATAAAGGAAATATTGCGGGAGGCGCAATGGTTAATGATGAAGATCAATTATTAATTATTGGTAATCATAATTCTATTTGCATTTCTGCAAAAGATATTCCTGTATTAGGTCGAGCCTCATTAGGTAATCAAACTATTAAAAATGATAATATTTTATCTGTTTCAAAAGTTTGACTTATAAAAAAATTTTTTATATAATATATATAGATAATAAAAGAAGGAGAAAATTATGAGTTATTTTCCAGAAGAGAAAATAAATAAATACGCGCCTGGCGCCGAATGCGTTCCTGCGATGAAAATCTGGAAACTGCCCGACGGCAAAGAGCATATGTTTGCGGAAGTGGCAAATAGTGGAGATTATTTTGCTACTATCAAAAAAGATGGATATTGGTATGAATTTGAAAAAACCGATGATGGTGTCTGCTATATGTTTAGTAGAACAGTATCAAAAGAATCTGGTATTCTATCTGAAAAAATTGCAAACGTTCCTCATTTGGAAAAGGCTCTTAATTGTCTCCCTAATGGAAGTATTTTAATTGGCGAAATTTATTATCCTGGTAAAACATCAAAAGATGTAACCACCATTATGGGTTGTCTGGCTCCGAAAGCAATACAGCGTCAAGAGTTATGCGGACCTATTCATTACTATGTACACGACATAGTTAAGTACAATGGAGTAGATTTAAAGAATGAAGGTGCTTGGACCCGTTTTCAAGTTCTCCAAAAAGTGTGGGAAAAGCATCAACTTTCTCGTAGACATATGTGTTTGGAACTCGCAGAGCCTATTCTTGATAATATTCAAGAAGCAACAGCCGAAGCGTTAAATAATGGCGAGGAAGGTATGGTTCTTAAAAAGAAGGATGCTGTTTATTCTCCTGATAAACGGCCTGCTTGGTCTTCCGTGAAAATTAAGAAGATGGACTATGCTGATGTTGTTTGTATGGGTGTTTGCGATGCTACAAAAGAGTATACAGGCAAAGACACTTCTACTTGGACTTATTGGGAAACTCCAGAGGGATTAAAACAAGGCGAATATTTTTTATGGTCTTGTAAATTCCCAGGATATTATGTCCCCGTAACCAAAGGTTATTTTTATGGTTGGAAAACCGCAATCCGTATTGGAGCATATAATGATAAAGGTGAATTAGTTGAAATTGGTACAGTAGCATCTGGCCTTACTGACGAACTCCGCGAAAATTTAAAAAACTTCGATGATTATTATCTGCGCGTGTGCTCGGTGCAGTGTATGGAAAAGGATAAGCAAGAACACACGCTACGTCATCCCTTCTTTAAAGGATTTCGGGATGATAAAAACGCAAAAGATTGTACACTTGACACAATTTTTTGACTTTTAAAAAAAAATAATGTAAAATAATATTTGTAAAGATTAAGGAAAAAAATTTTTAATGAAAAAGAAAGAAATTAAAAACTTGGCTCAAAAAATTGCTAAAATGGAATAGATAATTCAGTCTTCTGAAACAACTTTAGCAGAAAAATCTAAAGCAGAACAAGAGATTATGCGTTTATCAAGCCACGTTGATAGTTTTGAAGATATGATAATTATCGATGAAATAGTTTAGGAAATTCTTGAAAAATCTTGACTTAAAAAAAATTTTTTGATATAATATTTACACAAACAAGAAAAAAAATATGTTTTTTAAATTTAAAGGAGATTGTTTAAAATGGCTATGAAAGAGAATTCTAAGAAGGTTCTTAATTATTTAAAGGAAGTCCAGGGTGAAAATGTTACTTCTGCTGATGTTGCAGAGGCTCTGGGTCTGGAAAAGCGTTCTGTTGATGGTATTTTTACCTCTGCTATTCAGCGCAAGGGTCTGGGTATCCGCACTCCTGCTGAAATCGAACTGGATGATGGCACTCATAAGCCCGTTAAGTTCCTGTCTCTGACTCCCGCAGGTATGGAATTTGACCCCGATGCAGAAGACGCAGAATAATTAATTAATAGATTTTATATGGGGTAGGTTAAATAACTTACCCCATTTTTTTAAATGATAGGTTTATATATCGCTTGTTTAATTTTAGGTTTTGGTTTAGGTGTACTAGTACTTGGATTGCGGGTTCGCCCAAAATTAAATGCGATTGAATAGATAAATGAAAAAACCCGCCAAGAGAATGAAGAAAATGAATAGCGTTTATTAAAATTATTAAATGATATTCAAGAATAGGAGTTTTACTCACGCAATTTAACAAATGAAATAATGCTGTTAAATTAGCAAAAGGATAATACACAACATTCTATTGATGATTTAAAATTATAGGCTGAAACGGCAAGCAAGATTATTTATGATTAGGCTATGGAAACAATGTAGTTACAATTAGAATAGTCTGCTGAACGCGAAAGAGAAAAATTTGAAAAAGCGAAAGAAGAATATTTAAATGAATATCAATCAATGCTTGCTCTTGGAGTAGAAGAGTACAATACCGCTATCGCAAATTTATAGTATGAAAAAATTCGACTTGAGGCCTCTATTGCTGATTCACGAAGTGTTGCAGATGCCGCAATTGCCGCAAACAAACGAGCCTATGAAATCCAATAGTAGAATGATTTTTACAAACTCAATCTCACTGAAAATGATTTAAATGAGATTAAAAAGTTAAAAGATATTATTCCTTATTTGCGTGACCCAGAGGCTTTAAATAAAGTCATTTGGAAAGTTTATTATGAGAAGCCATATACTGATTTAATTGGTAGAGTAATTGGTACTGGCGTTAAAACCGGTATTTATAAAATTACTAATACTATTAATCAAATGTGTTATGTTGGTTAGGCGGCTAATATATCCGATAGATGGAAACAACATATAAAAAGAGGTATGGGTGCAGAAACTCCTACAAAAAATAAACTTTATCCTGCTATGTTAAAGGATGGAGTTGAAAACTTTACTTTTGAATTAATCGAGGAATGTGACCGTTCCTTATTAAATGATAGAGAAGATTACTGGCAAGAATATTTTAAAGCGAAAGAGTTTGGGTATAGTATAAAATGATTAGAATTATTGAGAATAGAGATACAGGTAAGACTCGTAGATTAATGGAAGAGTGTGCTAAAGTAAATGGTGTATTTGTTTGTTTTAATCCTTATCGAATGATTGAAAAAGCAAAAGCATATGGACTTACTGGTTTTGATATTATTTCTTATCGTGAGTATATGAATGATATTAATGATTATACAAATTCTAAATGTTTTATTGATGAACTAGAACTATTTATTTATGAAGCAAGTAATGGAAATAATTTAAGTGGTTATACAATCAGTTTGGAGTAATAAAAAATGAAATTTGAACATATTGAAGTATTTAATTTTGAAAATGCTTTAAGAGGTATGCGTAATCCTCTAAATTCTTGGGATCGTATTGATTCTTTATTTGGCGTCGGCGCGCACGAAGAATATGCTGATGCTGTTGGAACTTGTATTTCTAAATGGTATCCCGAAGAAGAAAATCTTGATTAGGCTATTATTGACCATTTTTGGGATAATGGTATTCTTCGTTTTACTAACCCTAATGACCATATTGAATGGGCTTTAATCGGTCCAAAAGATATGAAGACTGCTACCGGATTGATTCATCTCGGCCCCGAGCACCGCAAGTTTATGCGTCAGATTATGGTAACTGTTGACATCACTGCCCCACTCTACTGGTGGAAGGAATTTGACACCTACAAAATCGGCACTACTGCTAATAGCACATCTACAATGCATAAAATGTTAGCAAAGCCTATTACTTTGGATTGTTTTGAGATTGGTGATTTTACCAATTTACCTTATCCTGTTGAAATGCAGAGAGAAGAAATTAAGAGTCCTTGTGATACCGATTTTGTTCAGATGTGCTTGATTCCTTATTTGGAATATTTGCGCCAGACCGCAATTAATTGCAAAGATGCTGGCGATGAAGAAACTCAAAAGATTTATTGGAAGGAACTGATTCGTTGGCTTCCTGAATCTTGGCTGCAAACAAGAACAGTTACTATGAATTATGAAAATTTAAGAACTATGTATCATCAACGTAAAAATCATAAATTAGTTGAATGGAATACAGATTTTATTAATTTTATTAAATCTTTGCCTTACGCAGATGAATTTATTATTAATTGATTTTTATAAAAAAATATGATATAATATATTTACAAAGATATGAAAGTGAGTTAATAAAAATTATTATGAGTAAGAAGCAAGAATTTATTAAATTTGTCGAAATGGCAATTAATGCTTATCCTCAAGAAATGAATGAAGAAGCACGAATTTATTGGGAAGCATTTAAGGGTAAAGAAGATATCGAAAAACCTATGTTTACCGATAATGGTAAATTAATTTTACGTTATCTGCAGGACAATCTTACCACTGAATTGTGGAAGGCAAGAGATATCGCTGAAGGATTGTTTGTCTCCTCTCGAACTGTTGGTGGCGCGATGCGCAAGTTGTGCTCTGATGGTTATGTTGAAAAAGTGGGGCAAGACCCAGTTGTTTACACTTTGACTAAAAAAGGTAAAGAAATTGTAATTGAAGATTAATTAGGAGAATAAGATTTAAAATGAAAAAGAAGTTAATTAACGAATGTCATATCGAAGGCTATTTATATGAACACGCATTGGAAAATAAAGTAACTGGTGATACCTCTAAAAATCCCGGCACTCCCTTTATTTCTGGCACCGTTAGTATTGCTACTGACAATGAAATGACTAATATTGTTTAGGTTCATTATACCTATGTAACTGCTGTTACTTCTACTGGTAAGAATAATCCTTCTTTTACTACACTTCAGAATATTATTGATGGTACTTTGAAGTCTGCAATGAAGGATGGTAAGGAAAATGCTTCTAAAATTCGCATTGATAGTGCTATTGGACTGAATGAATTCTTCACCAAGCGCAATGGTCCCGAAGAACTGGTTTCCGTTAAGCGCAATGAGGGCGGCTTTATCCACGTTGCTGATGCTCTGGTTGAAGATGAAAAGCAGAGAAATACTTTTAAGTGTGATATGTTGATTACTAACACTAGACGTGTAGAGGCTAATGAAGAGCGTAACGAACCTGAAAAGATGATTGTTAAGGGTGCTATTTTTGATTTCCGCAAGTCCTTAATGCCTGTTGAGTTTACTGTTTTGAATCCTCTGGCTATGGATTATTTCGAAGGCTTGGAAGCATCCAATAGTAATCCTACCTTTACTTGCGTTTGGGGCCGTCAGATTTCTCAGACCATTTCTCGCACTATTACTGAAGAGTCTGCTTTTGGTGAACCTTCTGTAAGAACTGTTACTAGTCAGCGCAAGGATTTCGTTATTACTGGTGCTAATAAGGAAACTTATGTGTGGGATGATGAAGAGTTTATGACTGCAACTGAACTGCAGACTTTGATTGCGGCTCGTGAAACTTATCTGGCATCTATTAAGCAGCGTCAGGATGAATATGAAGTATCTAAAGCCGCTGCCGCAACCGCTGCTCCTAACAAGGGTGGATTTAATTTCTAATCCACCTAATAGAAAGGAGTAAAGAATTATGGCTATTGATTTATTGGCTATTCAGCCTCATAAGGTTTCTCGTGATTTAAGCGGCTATATTACTTTTGTATATGGCGCTTATAAGACTGGTAAGACCACTCTAGCAACTCAAATGGGTAAATCTCTGTTGCTTGCTTTTGAGCAGGGCTATAATACATTACCCGGAGTTTATGCACAACCAATTGCAAGTTGGGCTGAAATGAAGCAAGTTTATCGTGAATTAAAAAAGCCCGAAGTAAAAGCAGCATATAATGTTGTTGTTGTTGATGGTGTTGATATTGCTGCTGACCAGTGTACAAAATATATTTGTAACCAAAATAGCATTGAATCTCTTGGTGATTTAGCATATGGTAAAGGTTGGGCTAAATTTAAGACTGAATTTAATGAAGTATTCCGTGGATTAACTCAAATGGGTTATGCTGTATTCTTCATTGGTCACGATAAGGAAGGTAAAGATGATAATGGTAATATTACCAATATTCGTCCTTTGCTTTCCAATAGTACAAGAGAAGTTATTGCAGGTATGGCTGATATCTATGCTTATGCAAAACAATATAATAAGGCTGAAAATTCTGTTTTAGTTTTGCGCGACCCCACAGGTTTTATTGATTGCGGTTGCCGTTTTAAGTATGTACCTGAAATTATTCCTTGTAATTATGAAGCCTTAACTGAAGCAATTCTTAATGCTATTGATAAGGAAGCCGCAGAGCACGGTAATAAATTTGTTACATCTGAACGTATGGCTGTAATTGAAGAAAAAACTTATGATTATGATTCTTTAATGAGTGAATTCCAGACATTGGTTGAGCGGTTAATGACTGCTAATCAATCTAATGCTATTAAGATTACTTCAGTTGTCGAGAAGTATCTTGGTAAGGGTAAAAAGGTTGGCGATACAACCCCCGAACAAGCAGAATTTATTCATTTAATTAATACTGAAATCAAAGAAGATTTGTTAAGTTAAATTTTATCAACCCAAGACCTAAAGTGCCTTGGGTTGATTTTTTTTTAAAATTATGATATAATATTTATATAAAGTACATTTTGAAAGGAGTGTTCCGACATCCCACATCCAGTAAAATGTTTTTATTGTGGTATTCAATTTGATAGAGATAAATATCCTTTTGTTTAGATAAATGCTCGTCGGTATGCTCACGCAGAATGCGCCGATGGTGAAGAGGCTAAAAAGGCTATTCAAGAGCAAAAAGATAAAGAAGCAATGGAAGAATATATTAAAAAATTATTAAATATATCTGCTTTAACTCCAAAAATAAATAAGCAAATATTAACATATAAAAATGATTATAATTATTCTTATTCTGGCATTCATAAATCTTTGACTTATTTCTATGAAATAAAAGGGAATGATGTTTCTAAAGCAAATGGTGGCATTGGTATAGTTCCATATGTATATAAACAAGCACTCGATTATTATTATGCACTATGGGAAGCCAAGCAAAAGAATGAAACAAAAATTGAAGTAATCAATTCTTATATTCCACAAATTAAAGAGGTTGTTATAAAAAGACCTCAATTAAAACCAAAACGAAAAGAATTATTTACTTTTCTTGACGAAGAATAGGAAGTGAATAATGAGTAGTAAATATGTTGACCCCACTGCTATTATGCAAGTTATTGGGTGCGTTTATAATAATCCACGATTGTTAGATTATACAGATAAATATACAATAACAGATGATGATTTTCCTGATACATTTCATAAAACAGTGTTTGGATGTATATATAAACTTTATGAATTGGGTTCAAAGAAAATTACTTTGGAAAATATATCCGACTTTTTGGATACTCGTCCTAAAAGTCAAGCAATATATAAACAACAAAAAGGCGAAGAATGGTTATTAAAAGTAAGTGAAAATGCAAATCAATTAACTTTTGATTATTATTATGGACGAATGAAAAAAATGTCTTTACTTCGTGCATATGATAATTATGGTGTTGATGTGAGCGATATTTATGACCCTGATAACATTCTTGATACTAAAAAGAAACAATTGCAAGAAGATAATCTTGATAATTCTACATTAGATGAAATTGCTAATAAAGTCGATATGAAAATTGATTCTATTAGACTTCAATATGTAGATAATGTTTTTGGTAAAGCCCAACAAGTTGGTAGCGGCATTTTTGATTTAATTGAGCAATATAAGCAGAATCCAGAAGTAGGTATTCCTCTTTATGGTCCATTGATTAATACAGTTACTCGAGGTGCTAGACTAAAGAAATTTTATTTGCGGTCGGCGGCAACCGGAGTGGGGAAAGCAATCCCTAATAACACTTTAATTCCTACTCCTGCTGGATGGAGAAAAGTTGGAGATATTAGACCCGGAGATAAATTGTTTGGGCAAGATGGAAAAGAAACTATTGTTCTTCAAATTCATCCTCAGCCGCAGGAGAAAGAAATTTGGAAAGTAACTTTTGCAGATGGAAGAATTGCGGAATGCTGTGGAGAGCATTTATGGGAATATTGTTATAAATCTCATAGGGGATATAGTTATAGAGTTGAAGATATTCAAACTATTTATAATAGAACACTTACATTAAAAAATGGTTTAAAAAACAGTGATGGAAAAGGATATAGATTTCATATTAAACTAAATAATCCTGTTGAATATGAAGAAAAGCAATATTATCTTCCTCCTTATGTAATGGGTGCTCTACTTGGTGATGGCAGTTTTAGATATAATAATACCAATAAATCTCTTGAATTTTCTTCGGCAGATGAACAAATTCCTTCTTTAATTGCTATTGCTCTTGGAAGCAACTGGCAAAAAGGAAAAGTCCATACCATTTATGCTAAAAAAAGTTCAGAAAATAATTATAGTTGGACTTTTAGAGATAAAGAAAATCCTACTCATCCTTTTTGGGTAGAAGAAATGCTAAAAGATTATCCTAAACTTTGGAATGTTAAATCTGAAGATAAGTTTATTCCTAAAGATTATCTACAAGGTTCCATATTTCAAAGACAGTGTTTATTGCAAGGACTTATGGACACAGATGGTTCAGTTGATGAAAAAGGTAGAACTTCTTTTACAACTATTAGTCCTCAATTAAGAGATGATTTTATTGAACTTTGTAGAAGTCTTGGTTTTATCGCTACTTATTCGACAGACTTACGAGATAAATATTCAACAGGTGAATGTTATACAATTCATATTCAAGCCCCTAAAGAAATGAAGAAACATTTCTTTAGATTACAAAGAAAACATAATATTATTAAAAATTATTTAGCAAATAATAAGCGAGAAGAACATAAAGACCATTTAGCAATTATAGATATTGAAAAAACTACTGAATTATCAGATATGACTTGTTTTACAGTAGATAATGATAATCATCTGTTTTTAATGAATGATTTTATTGTTACACACAATACTCGTTCAATGATAGCCGATGCTTGTTATATTGCTTGCGAAAAAATTTATGATGAAATGTTTGGATGGATTAAAACTGGTATAAGTGAACCTGTTTTATATATTGCTACCGAGCAAGATTTGGAAGAAATCCAAACAATGATGTTAGCATTTGTTTCCAATGTTAATGAAGAGCATATTGTTAATGGACAATATGAAGATGGTGAATACGATAGAGTTAAAGAAGCAGCGAAAATATTAACTAATTCTAAACTTTATCTTGAAGAATTACCAGACTTTTCTCTTCAAGATGTTGAAAATATTATTAAAAAGAATATTCGTGACAATGATACTAAATATATATTCAACCCGAAAAGGGTGTTGGGATAATGAAACACTTTTCCACTAATCAGTGGGGTCTGCGAACTGGAAAATTTTGGAAATTCGCAGGCTAACGGGGAACCCTAAACGAGAAATCGCAAGGGAATCCCGTGGGAAATTTGGACGAAAATAGTCAATAACTTTTTGACTTCTTTCATACTAAAATGAAAGAAGGCGATAAAATGGGTATTATTTATTGTTTTACTAATAAAATAAATAATAAAAAATATATTGGATAGACTATTAATCCTAAATAGCGATATAATGCTCATAAAAGCAATTATCAAAATAGTAATAATTAGGAATATAATTCTTTGCTTCATAGAGCATTTAGAAAATATGGCTTTGAAAATTTTGATTATGAAATCTTATCCAAAGATATAGATGATATAGATTTATTAAATAAATTAGAAATATTTTATATCACTAAATTTAATACAAAAGCCCCAAATGGTTATAATGTTGAGAGTGGAGGAAAAAATGCTCCTAAACCTAAAACATTAGAACATAAGAAAAAAGAAATTTGGGGTTAGGCTAAATTAACAGAAGAAGAAGTTATTGAACTGCGAAAAGCATATAAAGCCAAGAAAAGTCCAACTGAAATTTATAATAAGAAATATAAAAATAGATTACATTATAATTCTTTTTTAAATATTTGGTCTGGACGTAGATATGGATTAATTATGCCAGAAGTTTTTGAAAAAGGACGTCATACTAAATTAACTGCTGATATAGTAAAAAAAATAAGAAAAGATAAAGAAACTTTAAATCTTTCTTATCAAAAATTAGCAGATAAATATGGTATTTCTAAATCAACAATTGCTGATATAATTAATTATAGAACTTGGAAAGATGTCTAAAAACCTGTATCGACTATTCCCTAGGTCTTATGGGCGGGGAAGTAGGGCTACTATTGATACGTAGTCGCATTTTAGGAAACGAAGTGCGTTAAATGCCGAAAAGGTGTCCTATGATAAATTATCATAGTAAGAGATAGTCAGCGCCTATGGAAACATAGGAGAACGTAGCCACGACTATATACATACTAGTATAAAAATTCTAGAAGAAATTACTCGCAAGAGTGGTGGAGTTAAATTGCGTGAAGATAATATTCTATTTATGTTATCTACTCGTTTAAAAGATATCTGTAATCAATATGGCGTATTTATTATGTCAGCAACGCAGTTAAATGGTGATTATAAAGATAGTGAAACTCCTGACCAAAACTTATTGCGTGGTGCGAAGTCTATTGCTGATAAAATCGATTATGGTGCAATTTTATTATCAGTAGTTGATGATGATTTAGTAAAATTAGAGAGTATTCTTGCTACTGGTCAATTTACTACACCAAATATTAAAATGTCTATTTATAAAAACCGTCGAGGCAGATATAAAGGAGTTTATTTATGGTGTAAGGCAGATTTAGGAACCTGCCGCATTAAACCTATGTTTTGTACAGATTATCGATATGAATTACAAAGTATCGATGATATAAGAGTAAGATTTGAAGAAGAGTCAGCGTTTGAAGATGTATAAAGGAAAAAGAATTTTAATTAATCCAGTTGATGATTATAAAGGAGATATTTTTGTTATGAATGTTGCTAAACTTGGCACACTTCACGAAAAGGCAGGTTATATTGAATATAAAATGCCTTAC